AAACTCCAAATTGTTAATTAATTATACATGATATAGTTTACTATAGTTGCCCTCCTGTTGGTTGTTGTGCTTCTGAACCACCATCTGGCAGTTCTTTATTAAATGAATCTTTAACTATGCTCATATATATTGAATATTTAGCACCTTTTTTATCAAAAGAGTGTCTTGCTTTAGTTATTAAAAATTTACCAGAGTGATAGACATCATAATTATCATCTGTGTGTGATGTGCCGACAAGGGGTAATTCGAAATCTATAATTGACCCTGCTCTAATTGTTGTATTTCCATTTATTTGCATATTAATTTTAACACCATTGTCTAACTCTGAATTTTTAGATACTCTATGTGCAATGGTTTTTTCAATATCATTTGGTGTATAATTTGTACTTGTTTCAATGTAATGTTGGGTATCAAGTCCATTTGTATCTTTTGATGTACTATGCATGTATACTCTAGCATCTTTAAAGTCACTTAATTTATTTGCAAAATCTACTGCACCTTTATTGTATATAGGAAAATTACTACCCCCACTAGCGACTCTACCATAATCATCAAAGTCATCAAAGTAATCATATGTCTTAACATCAAAGTTTTTTTGATATATGTTATGTGATATAGTTTTAGATGCAAACATACCACTTTTAATATTTCTTTTTGTATCATTATTAGAAGTTATTTCATAATCTAATACTCTTTTTAATTCTTCTTCTATGTTAGTTATACCACCTTTTTGAAAATCAATACTTCCCTTATCTGATACTGTAAAATCACCCACACTACCTATATTATACAAACTATCAAGGGTTCTAAAATGTATTCCATCTAAATTTTCAAAAAATACAAAATGTGGTGAGCCATTTTCACCGATAGCATCAGTTGTTAAATCTTTAATCAATGAATATGGGTTTTTATTTGGTGATACTATTTTTTTGTTACCTAAAGTTGATTCAATGAATAATTCTTTTTTTGTGTTTATAGATTTTTTATCTTTTAATATTATATTTACTATGTCACTTATATTACCATCATATGATTTTGAAAGTCTAACTCTATTATTTCTCAATAATTCTGGTGAACAGAAATGTAATTGAAACACCTCATTACCTCTGCTAGATTTTCTTAAATCTATTTTATATACTGCCATAACATGCTTAGTAAAATCTATTGGTATATTATCAAGGCCTGGTGTCATTATTTTAAATGCCAAAAACTCTTGTCCTATGATGGGTGCATTCATAATTAAATTATTTGTATCTATAATTGTTACTGTTCCAGTTAAACCATTAGAAAACATATTTTCATATATGTCAAGTAATGTATAATTACTATTTAAATTAATTACTTCACCAGTGCTAGTAAATAGTTTTAGTTCAGTGAGTATATACTCTCCAGCGTTTCTTATACCATTCATTATATTATTGATTCATTCATTAATNATTTAAATTCTTCAACAAATGGTTCTATGTAAGATGGGTCTAATAGTCTTATTTTTCTTTTACTATCTTGTTGTTCTTGTTCATACTCATAATTAGTAATTAGAGTTGCATTTGAATAATTGGTATTATCAGTTCCAATATCTATTTTAATAGATGTATTACCAGAGGTTTGAGATATTTCATAATGATGTGTACCATTAACATCATCATACTTATCTTTTATAAACTGTAAAAACTGTGCTTCTGTCATTGGCCAATCATGATATCTATCTGTAATATTATTTACTAACATAATTACCCAGTGTAATTCAGCATCATCATAAAGTTTATGTGCAATAGATTCTGGTGTTTCACCATTTCTTATATCGTAAGTATCGTATAGTAAAGTGTTAGTTCTTACTTTTGCTCTAATACCTACACGCCTAAGTAAATTCTTAACATCTTTATATTCACCCTCTTTTTCAGAATCGTATATTATTGTTGGAAAATTATCAAAGTACATAATTAGAATCCATCTGCTGCTTTATCTCTTGTGATAAGTTCTATCTCTTTAAAGGTTAAAGTCATACTTGTTTCAATAGGTGGGGCGCCAGTAGTATTACCTTTGTGTGCTCTAAATCTATCGCCACCATAATTTACATCCATAGTTTCTAGATAACACTCTGAAACTTTGTTTAAATAATTATTTTCTGTATTTAAGAACATATATTTAATATCAAATGTTGATGGATAACTCATAAATCTTCCTCTTTGTCCTGAAGTCATCTCAGGTAACATATGAAATTTAAACATATCAACAATTCTTTTTACCTCATTGGCTTCATCTTCACTTCTTGGCATCATTTTAAATGTGTATGAAAAAGTTCTTTTACCTATACCTTTAAATGCAAGTTCCATTCTATCAGTTAAAATAACACCTGAATTCATTTCATAAGCTTCTTTAGCACCAGCAAATACTGGTATAGCACCCACTACATCCCCTAAAGCATTTGTACCAATTGCTTCAAGAGTAGGCATAGCTTGATTTCCTAAAGTTTCAGCTCCAGCAGATATTGAAGCACCATTAGCAACTTGTCCAAGAACTTGTGAAGCTAATTGTGTTCCACTTCCTATTTTTGTGTCATTGTAATCTGCCTTATAGTTTACTTTTACCTCAGCAGGCATATACATGGTGATACATGTGTCTAATCTTCTTGTTGGTGGTCTTTCAATACTAATTGTTTGTTTTTGATTTTTTCTTGAAGTGTAACCTGTTTTATTAATATCACCAGTTTTTAAAGCTGCGCCACCAAAACCTTTTTTATATTCTGCAGAACCTTTACCAAAAAATAAATCTTTTACTCCACCTTTTTGTTCAAAAATTTGTTTTTGAGCGTCACTAGCTTTTTCTTTAAACTTACCAGTCTTACTATCAAATATTTTATCGAAAGAACCTGTAAACCCCAAATTCTTTTCTAAATGTGTTTTTAAATTTTTTGTGCCTAATGTTTCGCCATCTACTGATAACTTATCTTGCATATTGTCAAATCTTACTTTTGCACTTTCTTGTTCATTAATAAAGAACATCATGTAGTGTCCATGATTACCTAAAGATGGGTCTACATTAGTATTATCAAGTGGAAATGATAAAGTGGTTGTTGAAGTTGAACCTCTTAATGGTGATATGTCTGATGAATCTTTTCTATTAGGTCCACCTATTAATCCAGCGATACCACCAGCTACTCTCCTTAGATTTTTACCTACTATCCCTCTAGCTATGGATTTACCTACATTTTTTAAATTGTCTAGTGGCATGTCTAAATAGTCCTATATAATTTAAAGTATTTATAACGATTATGACATATAAAGGTAAGTTTAAACCGAAATATCCTACCAAGTATCAAGGTGATATTAAAGAAATAGTGTATCGTTCTTCATGGGAATTGAAGATGATGAAGTACTGTGATACTACTAAATCTATTATAGAATGGGGTAGTGAAGAATTAGTCATTCCTTATGTATCGCCATGGGATGGTCGTTATCATAGATATTTCCCTGATTTCTATATCAAAGTTCGTACTAAAAATGGTAGTATCAAGAAGTATATTATTGAAGTTAAACCTAAACATCAATGTACACCCCCAGAAAGGAATCCTAAGAGAAGAACAGGGGTTTGGTATAATAAAGTCAAAACATGGGGTATAAACAAGGCTAAATGGAAGTCTGCGACTGAGTTCTGTCTAGACCATAACATGGAATTTAAGATACTAACTGAAGACCACCTAAATCCTAGTTAATTACTTCTTACTCGTTCCTGTATATAAACCAAACCAAGCGGCACCAGCACCTACAACGATACTTATCAACCCAGACTGTTCCATAGTTGGAGCAGACAAGTTCATATACCAAATAACACATTTGTATAACAATATAATGTATACTGTTAAAAATAGTCGTGGGAATATTCTCCATGCATCTACAGCTTTTGCCATGTCTATCCATGATTGATATTTGTTTTTACTAGAATTAACAACATTTGTGTCTACTTCTAGTTCTATGTTTACCTTTTTAGTTTCTATCTCTGACATTTTATTCTCCCTATAATCCTGTATTATCTGCTTGTGAATCTGTAATATTTGTATTTGTGTGTGAATGATTTTGTGCATTAGATGAAGCATCAATATTATTTGTACTGATAACATAAGTATTACCACCTGTAGCTCCAGCACCCGATGGTGTAAGATTATTACCTGTAGTTGTAGGGTCTTCTGCTGAATAATATCTTGTTATTGCATTATCTGTTAAAGTCATATCTTTAGGTACATCAAAACCAAAATAACCTAATATTCCATCAATTCCACTTTTTATTAAATTTCCAAAAAATTCTACTAAATATATTATAGGTTCAACAAATCCCATTATGAGACCCATAAGACCCTTTCCAAGTGATTTTAAAAAACTACCACTTCCCTCAAACATTTCTTTATTAAATGCATTAATAAAATCTAACACACCTAAAATTATTCCTAATGGCCATAGACCAAATCTAACTAAAAGTTTTCCTAAGGCCTTCATAGCTTTTCCTAATTCTTTTTTATTAAAAAAGTCAAGGACTTTTGAAAATGCAGCTTTAATACCACCAAAAAGTTTTCCAATAATATCTGTTTTAAAATAGTATGCTAACGAAACACCTAAGGCAGTAAATCCCTCAGCTAAAAGAGTACCTAATGAACCAAAAAAACCACCAATACTACTAAAATCCATATTAAAAAGATTTTTAAAAAGAGAACCAAAACTTAATGCAAGTCCTACAACTGTTTCACTTAATCTTTTACTTACACTAGTTAGAGCTAAAATCGCTAGTACTACAAGTGTTACTAATCCTGTTTTACCAAGCAAACTTTTAGATAAGTTTTTAATTTTATCTCCTAAAAATTTACCAACACCGCTAAAAGCTCCACCTAATTTTTTAAACATACTTCCCAATCTAGTCTGTTCTTCTTTCTTTTCCTCTTTTTTTTGTGATGGTGTTAGGTCATTTTTACTTTTTTCTTTATCACTTTTCAATAAATCTTCAAGAGGTTTTCCAACTTTATTAGAAATATTCTCTATCACCTTCTTCATATTCTTTCTTATAGGTTTCATGGTCGCTAAGAAATATTCTCCTAGTGCAGACATAGCAACTGTTTGACCCTCTTTAGTTTTAGATAAGGAATTAATCTGAAAAGCTTTATTTTCTTTAGTTATTTGACCTAAATAATAAAACATTTCTGCATAAAATCTAGTTGATACTTTATATTGGTCTGATAAAGTTATTGCTATTATTTGTAGAAAACTATCAGATTCATCTCTTTTACTTATATCCTTGTCACTCTCTATTTGTTGGCTTAAGAAATATTTATCAGCGGCTATTTCAGGCAATTGGTCAGCAATACGCTCTGTGGGTGTATCATCTTTTTTCTTTTCTTTTAGTAGCTCTTTAGTTAATGCATTGTTTTCTTGCATATGTGCAAGCAATAACTTTGTGCCTTCATCCATTGCCATTTATTTTTGCCTCATTTTTTTATTTTGTTCTTCCATTTTTCTATTTTCTTCTTCAACATGTTTTACCACTAAACCAATGTAGATTTCTCTCTCCCATGGCATCATGCTATCTAACTCTGTTAATGAGTATTTATGATGTTGCATGAGTGCAAAATTACTTTTATAGTAATTTGTTAGGCTCTCATGAGAGAGCCCTATACTAAAAAACTTTGAAGTCCTTGTATTACGACTTCACTTTTTACTTTAGTATTCGGATTTGTTACTTCAACAACATGTCTTAATTTTGGCATTGACTCAAAGAATTTAGATATAGATTCAAATTGTTCAGTAGTCAAAGATTCAATAAATTCTGTTAATTCCTTTTTAGACATGTCCACTTTGTTATAAATTTGTTCATCAAAATGTATCTCTGAAATACTATCAGATATAATATTAAATAGTGATTCTGTTTGATTACTATCTTTAACATTTTTAAATGAACTTAATAAAGGATAAGTAAAAACAATCTTAACTTTATCTGTCAATTGTATTACATTAATGTGGTCATCTTCCATATTACATTCTATATCATTAAGGTTGAGTGATACATTTACTTTTGTTTTTTCATCATCTGGGCAGGTGACTTGTATTTCTACATTCTCACCAACAGATTTTGCTCTTAGTTTTAAAAAGATATATTCTGCATCAAACATTGGACAAGTTGTTGGATTTACTTTTTCAAATGTACAGTCTGATATTAATTGACTCATTGCATCAACTATTTCATCATCAGTTTTTGATTCTTGTGCCATCAACAATGTTTTTTGTTCTTTCACTAGGAAAGGTCTATACTTAATTTCTTCACCTGTTGATGGTAAGGTTAAGGTATAAGTTTTGGTTTCAAGTTTAGGTAATGCCATAATTTTTCACTCCTTAATTATAATTTTCTTAATACTTTAGGTATATTTTTTGTAAGTTCTCTTTCCACTTGATTCGCAAGAATTCTTTGAAAAGTATCTATTATTTCTGTTGGTAAGTTTGCTTCATCTGTTAGATTTTTCCAATATCTGTAACTAAATGATACATCACAAGTTTGTGCCATAGTAGATGGTGTTGCATCTAAACTTTGTGCAGATATTGTTTTTGGAAAACACTCTACTAACTGAACTCCATATCTTCTTGCACCATCATTGTCTAAACTATATATCTCAATTTTACCAACATAGTCATCATAATATTGTATTGCCCATGAGTTAGCATCATATGCTAATCTTTGCCATGTTTCAAAAAATTGTTTTTCTTTATAGTTATTTGATTGATAAAAACTTGCACTAATTTCTGCAAAAGAAAATCCATTTACTATTTCTCTTGTTGGGCCATAAATATTCGTATCTGGCACTGAATCTAAAGTCCTGCCTGGAAAATTAATTTTATGACATTGCATAGAAACTTCTCTTTGTTCACCTCTACCAAGACTGTCTTGCAAAATATCAACCATAAAATTATCTGATTTACCTTTTCCACCTGAACCTGAATAACCTGTTGGTGGGAAAAACAATACTTCATATTGAGATGGTTTTGCAATACCCTCACCATCTCTAAATGGTGCTAATATCTCTTGTATGGTAAGAGCGGCACTTGATTCTATAAAATCTTTTAAGTCAGCCATTATACTAATCCTCTTGATTTTGCAAACACATGACTATCAGACTGTTTCTTAAATCTCTGTACAGGTAATAGTGTTGCAACTATAAATTCATCTGCTTCTACTTTTCTAAATTTTGTTTTCACATTACCTGCCAAATATCTTTTTAGACAAGGTTTAATTAAATCTACTTTTTTTAGATTACTATAATTAGTTCTTAATTTAGTAGTTTTATCAAACTTATCATTATTACTATAGTCCATTAGTCTATCCAATAGTCTAATTCTCATAGGCATAGATAGATAATGTAAGTTAATTCCTAAAAATCCATTTTTATATTCTTCAATGGGTAATACTAAAGGAAATGTATCATAGTATGGTAGTTTATCCTTTAGTTTAGGGTCATATACAAACATATTTAGTATACCAAAAGTAGGCTTTGATGTTCTTTTACCATCACGAATTAAGTCAGCAGACTTTGGTGTTCCAAACTCTTTGATTTTATCACGAAACCATTGGGTTGATTTAGGTCTACCACCTGCTGCCTTTAAGACACTTTCTATATATTTACTTCTTGCCATACAGGTATTTATAAGGATTCTGTGGAATCATATGAAAAAAGTGCCCCTATAGAATAGAGGCACTCGGTAGGTTACTCAGCTAGTTTTTCAAAATATGCTAATGTATCATCTTCCTCGACTACTGGTGTTTCCACTTTAGTAGCTTGTGGTTTTGTATCAACTTTTGGTTTTGCTACAGGAGCATCATCCAAATCATCAGCAACATTACCAACTTTTACAGTGCCAGAAAGGACTGCATCTAGTCTGGTTTTCAACTCATCATAAGATTTAAAGTTTGTTGGTGCAGTAAACTCTGCAAGAGAGTGTTGTGCATTCCAAACTTTATCTGCTTCTGAATCATCTTCAAAAAGTTTTGATGTGTCTTCAAACTCTGATTTATCATAGTTCCAATATCCATCTACCTTTCTGATTTTAAGTTTAAAGTTTGCACCTTCCCAAAAATCAAATGGGTTGATTGCCTTTTCATCTTCAAACTCTGGTGACATAGCAGCAGTTA